CTCGCGGTATGTCCACATCGGGATGCTCTCCGTGGTTCACCTGCATTCGGCAGCACCCAGGCACACGGCAGTCGTGCCCGGTGGGGCGCCGTGGTGGGTGCTCTTGAATGGAGGTTGAAAAAAGCCCGGCCGGAGCCGGGCAAGCGGGGGGATGAAACGGGGTCAGGAAACAGCGGTGCAGTTGCGCAGCAGCACCGGCGTGGCCTGGCCCTCGACCCACACGACAGCCATGCCGGCGGCGGATAGCCGAGCCGGCCCGAGCGTGCGAGTTCGAACGGGTGTGGCGTCCCGGTACGCGCAATAATCAACAGTGGCCGGGCCGGAATGCCTGCTGTTCCAGGCTTCGACAAGATCTGCCGGCGGCACAGGGCGGACGTTTCCGGTACGCGCATAGATTTCAGAACGGTGGATCGCAACGTCGTCCGGGGCAGTGATGCCGAGGCGGATCTGGCCGCCTCTGTTCTCGACGACGGTCACGGTGATGTCGTCGCCAATGTGCAGGGTTTCGCCGACTCGGCGGGTGAGGATCAGCATGTGTGCCTCCGTTCAGGATGCTGGGCGCGCGGACTCATGCCGGCTCGCAGTTGGAAAGGGCAACGCAACCGGACACTCCGGCGAGCCAGACGACAGCAGTGTGTCCGCCGAGCACCTGGGCTTCGGTTGTCGTCCGGGTGCGCTTCGGCGCCGCGCCGCGATGGAATCGGTAGTCGACCTCGGTTCCGGCGGGGTATGCGGAATTCCAGGCAGCAACGGTCGCCGCCGGGTTGGCGTTTCGCTTCATCGGGTGTCTCCGGATAGAGTTCGGTGATGCCCTGCTACCGGCAGGGCGGCGGGTTATTGCGCGAAGCGGGCGTGCAGCTCGGCCTCTTCGGACTTGCGCGCTTCCAGGCACTGGGCATTTGCAATTGCCAGTTCCAAGGCTTCGCACAGTTCGCGGGCGTGGGCATGCAACTCGCCTGCAATGCGGCCGGTGTAGTTGAGCTTGGCGAGCTGATGCTGGCGGACGCGCTGTTCTTCCAGCATGGCCTTCAGTTGTTCAATCATGTCCGTCCCTCGGTGATGCCCCGGCGAACCGGGGCATGCTCCTTATGCGGCTTTCACCTTGCAGGCGCGGGCCTGCAGCTCTTTGCCGTTCACTTCGACGACCAGGTACTCACCGCCACCGCGGCCGGTGCCCTTGTTGATGGTGCGCAGGAACTTGCCTTCCTTCGCGACGCCACGCGGGTTGGTCAGGATCACGGACTGGCCTTTCTTGAACATCGGTGTTTCCTCTCGTTGTGGTTTCCCGTATGCCCCTCCCGTACTGGCGAGGGGCATCTAGGAAATCGATGTTGCGGTCCGCTGTTACTGATCGCGCCACCTGCGGATGGGCGCATTTCTGCTTGGCTCCAGTCGGTCCCTGTCTGTTGGTAGGCAGTTTCAGAGGCCTACTCCACGGGGCTGGGGGAGGTTTTTCGCCACCTACCTGGCTATCCGGCGAGTCTCCGGCTTGTTGTCGTCACGATGTTCTGTGTCGATGAGATAAAAATTACCAGTGGCATTTAAGTAATGTCAATGCTGATGGTAATAAAATTTTCCAACGCTCATCAGGCACAGGTTGAATGGGTGAGGTGGCGGGTATACTGTATTTATATACAGCTAGCGGGAGGTGCTTATGGCTAAGCAACAGAAGAAGCAGCAGGTGGTGAAACCGCTGACGGCAGCCGAACGGCTGGGCCTGCGCGTTTCAGAGATGATCAATTCACCGAAGGCTCAGGATCTGAGGATGGTGACAATTCACCGGCTGGACACGGATTCCGATGAAGCATGGGAGGGAGTGATGGGAGTACTTGCCGAGACGGACGGTCTTGAGCTGATCTTTAACGATGACGGTACCGTCACTCTTAAGTGGGAGAAGCAGGAGAGGGAGGAGGAGGCCTGGTAGGCTGGATACGAAAAGCCCCGCGTGGGGCGGGGCTTGTTAAGCAAGGCGCGTATCAGTGCTTCCTACGCCTGAGTACCGACCACCAGAATACCCAGCCCATGATGCTGAGGTTGTTCTCGCGCATCTGGTCCTTGGTGTACTCCTCGTCTGGGTATTCGTCACGGTTAAAGCTGCGTAGGCGGATGCCACCACCAGGCAATCGGTAGACGAACTTCACCCGTAGCATGTCATCGTGTTTCAACGCATAAATCTCGCCATCGATTATCGTATGGGCGGATAGGTCAACCCCGATGATGGCGCCATCGGCAATCAGAGGCTCCATGCTGTTGCCACTGACATTCACGCAGACCGAATGTTTTGGATCCACCCCCGACTCGCGCAGACCAGCCTTCGCGAACCTGATTTTTTGCTTGGCCTGCTCACGGTCGGGATAGCGACCGTCCCCCGCGGCGATTTGGATCTCGTCGAAGTACGGTATTTCAACCTCATCCGGGTCGAGCGGGTCCCCCACCTCGAAACTGGACATGGGCGTAAGTTCGCCCTCTGTCTCCGCTTTAGGCGCCGGCCGGAGAGTCTTCGCCATATCCGTTATTTCGTCCGCTAGGCGCGGACTGAACTCCCGAACATGAACCTGGAGAATTTCTGCGAATGCCGCCGCTGCCTGGGCGTTCAAAGGGTTCACGCCATTCAGGTAGTGGCTAACGGAGCTTTGGTTGATCCCAAGGAGGTGGGCGAGCTTCTCCTGCGTTAGACCGAGGTCACGCTTTCTGCTGTTGAAGATGGCCTTCAGTTGAAGGCACTCGTCTTTTCTGTCTGGTGGAAGAGGTTTTTTGCTCATCTTCGAATCGTATTCCCACAGGTAATATTTCAGCAAATGCCTATAGCATTGAAATGTTTAAATGCCACAGGTAATATTCTGGTGTGAGGAACACTTTGGAGAGCGGTCATGAACCGAGTACACATCAAGACATTTGCCTCCGAGCACGGGCAGTCCAGGGCTGCGGCGCTACTCGGCATCACTCAAGGGGCACTCAGCAAGGCTTTGCGTGTTGGTCGTGACATCTACGTCACCGCGCATGCTGATGGGACTTTCACTGCCGAGGAGGTGCGCACCTTTCCGGCCCAGAAGGTGCGCTTCGTTTCTTGACATGGACTGGTTCGTAGCAGGAGTGACTGCTGCAAGTAGATGCGTCAGCCAGCGCTTGGCGCAGGAGAACCAGGGCCTATGGGAACCGAGAACAGGGCTGACATGCAGTTCACCGTGACGATCAATCAAGCGAAAGCGCTCGAGTGGGGGCTGAACTCGCAGCAGGCGCTGCTGTTCGCCTTCGTCTACGAGTGCCCGAGTTGGGCGCGCCTGGTGCAGACGCCCGCAGGTGATTTCTACGCCCTGAGCAAAGCGAAGATCCTTGAGGAGTTGCCGCTGCTGACGGACAAGCCGGACACCGCGTACCGCTTGCTGAAGCAGATCGCGGCGGCTGGGGTGATCGATCTGTCGAGCACAGCAACCATCACGCTCGTGCGCCTGACTGCGAAAGGGCAGGAGTGGAATCGGAAACTGGACGGGTCGGAAAAATATCCGACCCAGGTCGGAGAAAAATCCGATGCAGGTAGGTCGGAAAAATCTCCGACCAAGATCGGAAAAAAATCCGGGGTAGGTCGGAAAAAAATCCGTTCAGGGTCGGAAAAATCTCCGACAAATCAGGTAACCAGTAATCAGGTAACCAGTAATCAGGGTACCAATCAGGATATTGCCGGGGAGGCTGCGCCGGCCCCGGGCGGGGAATTCGTCGGCGCCGAGCAAGAGCCCGGGCCGCGCTGCCAGATACCGGCCGACATGCCAGGCCCGAAAGACCCGAACTGCAAGGCGTACCGCACATGGGCCAACTACGCGATGGCCTATCGCACTCGATACACCGCTTGGCCGGTTTGGAACGCGTCGGTTGCCGGCAAGCTTTCGAAGCTGATCGATCGTGTGGGCCAGGCCGACGCGCCAAAGGTGGCCGCGTTCTACGTCAAGTGCATCCACGATGCTCGACTGATTGCTCAGCACCATCCCCTCGGCCTGTTGCTGGCGAACGCTGAGGGCTACCACACGATGTGGCTGACCAATCGCCCGACCACCGGAACGCAGGCACGCCAGCAGGAGAACACCGCATCGAACTTGTCCGCCGCTGAACAGGCCCTGGCCGAGCAGCGCGCGAGGAGGGCGGCCCATGCTGACGCCTGACCAGCAGGACGCCCTGCTGCTTTCCCTGTTCGGCACCGCCGAGGCAATGGGGCAGCAACTTACGCCAGCCGCGGCCCAGCTCATGGTTCAAGACCTGGCTGCCTACGAAGAGCCAGTGCTGACCGCCGCGTTGCAGGCCGTTCGCCGGGAGGGCGGACGATTCACGGTTGCCGCTGTACTCCGGCATGTCGAGTCCGCCGACGGTCGGCCCGAGCCGAACGAGGCCTGGGCAATCGCCCTGCAGAGCTTCGACGAGGCTGAAACGGTACTTATGACGCCGGAAATCCAGCAGGCGGCTGTGGTCGCCGCACCGCTCATGAAGGGGCGTGGTGACCGGGTGGGCGCGCGCATGGCGTTCATTGCCGCCTACGAGCGCCTGCTCACTCGTGCCAGGCAGCAGGCGCTGCCCGCGAGGTGGTCGCTGTCGTTGGGCAGCGATGCGGGCCGCCGAGCTGCTGCGATCGAGGAAGCGGAACGCCTGGGGCGTCTGCCGGCGCCGGCAGCGCAGTTGCTGCTCGAACAGCACGTACTCGAGCCGGTTACGCCGGCCGGTAGCGCAATCGCCGGGCTGCTGACTGGCCCCTCCGACCGGCTGCTGGCACTGACGAATGACCCACTGACCCGCGAAGCCCTTGCGAGGGAGGCTGCTGGTGGGGGGGATGTGCCAGACGACATCCGTAGGCGGCTTGAAGGCATCAAGAAGCGCTTGGTCCGCAGGGAAAAGGCGAAGGCCCGACTGCGTGATCGCCACCTGCGCCACGAGCGCGAAGACATGGACCGTCGGCGCGCCGCGGTTCTTCAAACCATCGATCAGCTACAGAGCCAGGAGGTTCAACATGGCTGAAGCACTATCAACCCAGGCGCACGTCAAGAGCGCGGCGGCGACGAAGAGGAAGCGCGCCGGACGGCCGATCTACCTGGAGTTCAAGCGCATGGTCGACCCGGACACCGGCGAGGTTCGCCTGGCCCTGGTCGCCGACAGCGGCATCGACAAGTTTCTGCTCAAGGAGCGCGGGTATAGGGCCGGCGCAAAGGTGCGCGCAGAGCTGAAGCAACCGCGGGACGTTCGTAAGCACCGCCTGGTTCACAGGTTGGGCCAACTGGTCGCGCGCAATGTGGATGGGTTCCAGGGGATGGATGCGCACTCGGTGATCAAGAAGCTACAGGGAGACGCAGGGGTTTGCTGTAGCTCGGAGTATTTCGACCTGGGCGGGCTGGGGCGCGTGTCGCGCCTGGTGCCGGAGTCGTTGGCGTTCGACGAAATGCCCGAGGAGCGGTTCTTGGAGTTCTGGAGAGGCATCTGCCAGCACCTGATCGAGCACTACTGGACGGGCATGAGCGAAGAGCAGATCGGCGACATGATCAACATGATGCCCGAGGAGGTGGTGTGATGCTGGTCGCCGCGAAGAAGCCTCGCAAGAAGACGTGCAAGGCGTGCCGGGAGGTATTCACTCCAGAGCGATCGCTACAGTCAGTGTGCAGTCCGAAGTGCGGATTGGCGTTGGCGGCTGCCAAGCGCGAGAGAGAGCGGAAGTCTCTGGCGAAGATGGAGCGCCGCGAGATCCGTGCGGCCAAGGAACGTTTCAAGACCCGTTCGGACCATATGCGTGAGGCTCAGGCCGCTTTCAACGAGTGGGTTCGCCTGCGAGACGCCGACAAGCCATGTATCAGTTGCGATTCCATGGCCTGTGACACAGGGCTGATCACCGGCAGTCGCTGGGATGCAGGGCATTACCGCTCCGTCGGTGCCTGTCAGGCTCTGCGCTTCGAGCCGCTGAACGTGCATCGGCAGTGCGTGCGCTGCAACAGGGACATGTCCGGCAACGCGGTGGAGTACCGCATACGCTTGGTCCAGCGCATCGGCGCCGAGAAAGTCGAATGGCTGGAGGGGCCGCACGAGCCGCGGCGGTTTCCTATCGACGAACTGAAGGAGATCAAGGCCAAGTATCGAGCGCTGTCTCGGGAATTGAAGCGCAAGATGGGGAGGGGAGTAGGGCATGGCTGACCCTCAGTTCAAGGAGTGGCTGCAGGAGCAGTGGCGCATTCTGCATCAACACGGGCTCATCGCTGAAGGGGAGAGCAGATGAAGAAGTCATCGACCCAGGTTGTACTCGACGCAGTTCGGGAACTGCACAGCCAGCAGCAGATCGTCACTCGCCAGACCCTGGTCGAACTCACGGGGTTGAAGCCCGGCGTTGTCGATGATCGCCTTTCCGTCCTGGTGGACGACCTGCTGGTGCTGCGCGTCGAGCGTGGTGTGTTCGTACCGGCTCCGCAGTTCGATCCGCCCAGGCCGATCACTATCACGCAGATACCAGGTGGCTGGGCGAAGGTCGAGATCAGCGATGATCACGTAATCACGCTTACCCCAGCGGAGAAACGGATGCTCGGCGAATTGCTGGCGGGTGCGGCTCAGCAGTTCGCAGCGATCGATATCGGGCATTCGAACCAGATACTGGCCGCGGAACTGGCGATCAAGATACGGAAGCTGGAAAGGGAAGTGGCAGCATTACGCGCAGACAGGACCGATGGCGACGAAGCCCAGCTTTCCCTGTCGATGGACCATATCGCCTGACCCCCCTGTAAGGTTCGACCCATCCCCTCTGGCCCGGACAATTCCGGGTCATGACCCAGAAGCCCAACACCGAACCGAAGAAGGCCCCGGTAGCGAAGAAGCGCGCTACAGGGGCTTCTGCACGCCTGGCGCCTGATCACGCTCAGGGGCAGGCAGTAGCCAAACTCACCTCGCAACAAGCGGCGTTCGTCCAGGAGTACCTGGTAGACCTGAACGCGACCCAAGCTGCGATCCGTGCCAAGTACAGCGCTAAGACTGCGCGCTCAATTGGTAGCCAGCTATTGACAAAACTTAACATCCAGGAAGCCATCGCCAAGGCTCGCTTGGAGCAGCAGGAGCGGACGCAGATCACCGCCGACCGCGTATTGCGTGAAGCCTGGAACCAGGTGACGGCAGATGCACGCGAACTGACGCAGCTACGCATCGGTTGCTGCCGGTACTGCCACGGCTTCGAGCACAGGTATCAGCGTACCCGTAACGAGTTCGACCAGGACTACGCGGAGTGGGAATCCGATAGCGGTACGGACAAAGGGCAGTTCAACGTCAAGGGCGGCCCAGGCTTCGATCCCAATGCCGAGCCGCACCCTGGATGCCCTGAGTGTGCAGGCGACGGCGTGCCGCGCGTGGTGCTGATGGATACCCGCAACCTGTCCGACGGTGCCCGCTCGTTGTTCGCTGGCGTCAAGCAGACCAAGTTCGGCATCGAGATACAGATGCACTCCAAGGATGCGGCCATGGAGAAGCTGTTCAAGCATCTTGGCTTGTACGAGAAGGACAACGAGCAGAAGACCGATCCGCTCACCGCTCTGCTACACACCATCGCCAGCACCAGCGGCAATGCCTTCAAGCCGGTAGCCGATGACCCTGAGCACACTATGCCGGCGAGTGGTAGAAGCGCCATGCAGCCCGTTTCCGACCCTGATGCCGTCGACGAGGGCTGATGCATGGGAATGTCGGTCAGCTTCAACGAGCCACTGATGCCGCTCCCCACGGACGCGGCCGAACTGGCGCGCTGCCTGGCTGACCCTGAGTGGCGCCTGTTCTCCGGCTGCCTGTACAAGATCATGATCAAGGGTGACGACAAGATCGGCCCTGACGGCAGCATCGAGGAAGGCGACAGCTTTGTGCTGCCCTTCAAGCCAAACCGGGCGCAGAAGCGGTTTATCCGTCGCCTATGGCACCGCAACTTGATCCTCAAGGCGCGTCAGCTCGGCTTTACGACGCTGATCGCGATCATGTGGCTGGACCATGCGCTGTTCAACGGCGACCAGCGCTGCGGCATCATCGCGCAGGACCGCGACGCGGCTAAGGTGATCTTTCGGGACAAGGTGAAGTTCGCCTACGACAACCTCCCCGAGCAAATCCGCGAGCGCTTCCCCACGGCAGCAGCCAACGCCGATGAACTGCTGTTCGCCCACAACAACAGCAGCGTGCGCGTGGCCACGTCCATGCGTTCCGGCACTATCCACCGCCTGCATGTCTCCGAGTTCGGGAAAATCTGCGCCAAGTACCCGGACAAGGCGCAGGAAGTCGTTACGGGCTCCATCCCTGCTGTGCCCACGAACGGCATCCTCGTCATTGAGTCCACCGCTGAAGGCCGCGAGGGCGAGTTCTTCAAGATGGTGCAGATCGCCGAGGCGAACCACGCCAGCCGCAAGAAGCTGACGCCGCGTGACTACCGCATGCATTTCTACGCCTGGTGGCAAGAGCCGAAGTACCGCCTTGACTCGCGCACCATCGAACTGACGCGCGAGGAGCACGAATACTTCGATCTGGTGGAAGCCACGGTGCTGCGCGACATGGGCGAGCGCATCACTATCGACCCGGACCAGCGTGCATGGTACGTGGCCACCAAACGCGCGGACTTCTCCGGCGCCGAAGAGAAGATGTGGCAGGAATATCCATCCTTCCCTGCCGAGGCTTTCCAGATCAGCACGGAAGGCAACTGGTACGCCAAGGACATGGCGACTCTGCGCAAGCGCAACGGCATCACCAAGGTGCTGATCCTGGACGTGCCGATCAACACCTTTTGGGACATCGGCCGCAGCGATGGCTGCGCCATCTGGTTCCACCAGGAGCTACACGGCGAAGACCGCTTCATCGACTACTACGAGGCACACAACGAAGACCTGCGGCACTACGTCAAGGAAATGCGCGATCGGGGCTACCTGTTCGGAACGCACTTTCTGCCGCATGACGCTGAGCACAAACGCCTGAGCGACTTCAACCGCAGCACGCTAGAAATGCTGCAAGACCTGATGCCAGGCGAGCAGTTCGCCATCGTGCCACGCATCACCGAACTGGTGACGGGCGTACAGCAGACCCGAAAGCACATGAAGACCGCGTATCTGGACGAAACCAGATGCGCAAAGGGGATCCAGCGGCTGGAGGGGTACCGCAAGAAGTTCAACCGCGCAGAGAACCGATTCACCAATGAGCCCGACAAGAGCAATGGATGCAGCGAGGGTGCCGACGCCTTCCGTCAGTGGGCGCAGGCGAAGGAACTGGGGATGCTGTCCAGCGCAACGATGAATTACCAATACCAGGAAGCCGAGCCCACCGACTGGCGGCTGTGAGGACAACGACATGCAGATCACCGAGAACGACCGCCAGTATATGAACGGCTTGCCACCTGCGGGAGACACGCCGCTGACCGTGGACGAATACGCCGACATCAACTACGAAATCGAGGACCAGCCCGCCTGGCGCGCCGTCGCCGACAAGGAAATGGACTATGCGGATGGCAACCAACTCGACACCGAGCTGCTGCGTCGCCAGCAGGCACTGGGCATCCCCCCCGCGGTGGAGGACCTGATTGGCCCGGCGCTGTTGTCCCTACAGGGATATGAGGCTGTCACGCGCACCGACTGGCGGGTGACGCCGAACGGCGATGTGGGCGGCCAGGAAGTGGCCGACGCTCTGAACTACCGGCTGAACACGGCAGAGCGCCAGTCTGGTGCCGACCGAGCATGCTCCGAGGCATTCCGGCCGCAGATTGCGTGCGGCATCGGCTGGGTAGAGGTCAGCCGCGAGTCAGACCCGTTCAAGTTCCCGTACCGTTGTCGGCCAATCCGCCGCGACGAAATCCACTGGGACATGAAGTGCGGCGACGACTGGGAGGCCTGCCGCTTCCTACGCCGGCAGCGCTGGCTGTCACCTGATCGCATTGCCCTGGTGTTCCCGGAGCATGCCGAGCTGATCGGCATGGTAGGTAAGTACGGCAGCACCTGGTGGGGCCAGCCCGATCTCGGAATGATGGAAGGTGGCACATCCACCGGTCTGCACAACGCCTGGAACGAGGCGCGAGCATGGACCGTGCAGGAGGACCGCTGGTACAACCCGAGCAGCAAGGAAATCTGCCTGGTGGAACTCTGGTATCGCCGCTGGGTTCAGGTCCACGTCCTGAAATCGCCCGATGGCCGAGTCGTCGAGTACGACCCGAACAACCTGGCGCACAACATCGCGCTGGCGTCCGGCCGCATTTCCCCCAGGAAGGTGACGGTATCCCGCGTGCGCCGCTCCTACTGGCTGGGACCGCACTGCCTGCACGATGGTCCCACGCCGTACACGCACCGGCACTTCCCATACGTGCCATTCTTCGGGTTCCGCGAGGACGCTACTGGCATTCCATACGGCTACGTGCGCGGCATGAAGTACGCGCAGGACAGCCTGAACAGTGGTGTCAGCAAATTGCGCTGGGGAATGAGCGTCGCTCGCGTCGAGCGTACCAAGGGCGCGGTAGCCATGACTGACGCCCAGTTCCGGCGGCAGATCGCACGTCCTGATGCGGACATCGTGCTGGACGAAAATCACATGGCGAAGCCTGGTGCGCGCTTCGATGTGAAGCGTGACTACACCCTGACCGACCAGCATTTCCAGATGCTCCAGGACAACCGCGCCACCATCGAGCGCGTAAGCAACATCACGGCCGGTTTCCAAGGGCGCAAAGGCACGGCCACTAGCGGCATCCAGGAACAGCAGCAGATCGAGCAGAGCAACCAGTCAATTGGCCGGATCATGGACAACTTCCGCGCCGGCCGGACCCTGGTGGGCGAACTGCTGCTGGCAATGATCGTCGAGGACATCGGCCAGGAGCGCACTGAGGTTGTTATCGAAGGCGATGCCGTGACCGCCGATCGTGTCGTGGTGCTCAACGAGCCGCAGCGCGATCCGCAGACCGGCGCCGCCTACCTGTCCAATGATCTGCTGCGCACTCGGATCAAGGTCGCCCTCGAGGACGTTCCCAGCACCAACAGCTACCGCGGCCAGCAGCTCAACGCGATGTCCGAGGCCGTCAAGAGCATGCCGCCGCAGTACCAGGCCGCTGTCCTGCCGTTCCTGGTCAGCCTCATGGACGTGCCGTTCAAGCGCGACGTGGTGGAGGCCATCCGAGCCGTTGATCAACAGCAGACCCCGGAGCAGATCCAGCAGCAGATCGACCAGGCCGTGCAGGACGCCCTGGCCAAGGCCGGAAACGACATCAAGCTGCGCGAACTGGAGATCAAGGAGCGCAAGGCGGATAGCGAAATCAGTGGGCTGAACGCCAAGGCAGTGCAGATCGGGGTGCAGGCCGCATTCAGTGCCATGCAGGCCGGCGCCCAGATTGCGCAGATGCCGATGATCGCGCCGATCGCCGACGCCGTGATGCAGAGCGCTGGATACCAGCGCCCGAACCCTGCTGGTGACGACCCGAATTACCCCGTAGCCGACCAGACGGCGGCAATGAACATCAAGTCGCCCTACATCCAAGGGCAGGGGCCGGCAGCAGCAGAAGCTGAGGCCGAGGAGGCTCCGGTACGCAGGAACACCAGCCCGACATATCCGCCGGTGCCGGCCGAAGCCCCGACCGGCCAGCGCGGAATAGAGACGCCGAGTACGGCTGACAACCTGCCGCAGCCCTGACACACCTCCGCTACAACTCGCCAACCTGAAACCCTACCGGGCCACCCCCTGTAGGGTTTCGTTCTTCCTGCACCTGTCTCCGACACTGCCGCCCAAGCCAAGGCGTCTCCGAACGCCGGCGAGACGCGGAGTAATCCGCATTGCTGATGACCCTTGCGGCCACGGCGATATGTGGCGGGATAGGCATGAAAAAAGACGAGCTTTTCCAAGAGATAGACGGTGGACGGCCGACACCCGAACAGGCTGCCAGGATGATTGAACTGGCAATGGGCGATACCAGCAATTTCATGCTGGACAGCGACGAGCCCAACGTCGCAGCCGACGCGGGTGCCGGCGATGCTGGCGAGGCCAGCGCCGATGCCGCCGATCAGGCAGACAACACCGAACAGAACACCGACGCGCAGCAGGGCGCGGGTGACGCCGGCGCTTCGGCTGGTGGCGACCAACAGGGCAAGACGCCCGACGCCAAAGAGCTAAACGCCGAGAACGCCGTGATCCTGGCCAAGGACGGCAAGCACACCATCGGCTACGAGAAGCTGGTGGAAGCGAGACAGGGAGAACAGCACTGGAAGGCCCAAGCCCAGGCCGCGCAGGCAGAGCTACAACGCCTGCGGGATGAGGCAGCAGCGCGCGCCACGGCAGGCGAGGCCCCGACGTCGCAGGACAACCAACTGGCGGCGGCTCAGGCTGCCATGGATCAGGGGGTTGACCCGGCGATCTTCGGTGACTTCAGCGAGGAAGCGCTGGCCGCGGGCATCCAGAAGCTGATCGACGCGAAGGTGGAAGCGCGCGTGAGCGCACTCGTGGACCAGAAGCTGGCACCGATCCAGAAGAAGGAAGCCGAGAGCGCCGCGAGCGCCCACCTGAATGCGATCTACGAGGCCCACCCGGACGCCGACTCCATTGCGGAGAGCAAGGAGTTCGGGGACTGGGTGGCGTCCCGTCCGGCATATGAGCGCGCGAGCATCGCCAAGGTGCTGGAAGACGGCACCGCGGCCGATGTCATCGAACTGTTCGGTTCGTTCAAGTCCGCCACCGGAAACGCTCAGCAGTCGCAGCAGCAGCCGAACGCGCAAGACGCGAAGGCTGCGGCCCAGGCTGCCATCAACAAAGCCAAGACCGAACCGCCGGCCAGTCTCTCGGATATCCCGGGCGGCAAGCCTCCGGCTGGCAACCGATTCGAGGCCATCGCCGCAATGGATCCGGCATCCATGTCGGACGCCCTGCGCGGCATGAGCCCCGATCAGGTCGAGGCATTCCTGAACCGGAACATGTAAGGGAGCTACCCCATGACCGCAAGCAAAACCACCATGCGTTACGGTGATCCGAACGCGATGATCCAACAGGCCGCCGGCTTGTTCGCGCTCTGCCAGGGCCGCAACTCGACCCTGAACCGCCTGACCGGCAAGATGCCGAGCGGCACCAGCGACGCCGAGAAGAAGACCAAGGGCCAGTCGAGCCTGGAGCTTCCCATCGTCCAGGCCCAGGACCTGGGCCGCAACAAGGGCGACGAGGTGCGTTTCCATTTCGTGCAGCCGGCGAACGCCTTCCCGATCATGGGTAGCGAGTACGCCGAGGGCAAGGGCACTGGCCTGAAGATCGGCAGCGACCAACTGCGCGTCAACCAAGCCCGCTTCCCGGTGGACCTGGGTGATGTAATGTCGCAGATTCGCAACCCCTACGACCTGCGGCGCCTCGGCCGTCCGAAGGCGAAGTGGTTCATGGACGCCTACCTGGACCAGTCCATGCTGGTTCACCTGGCCGGCGCCCGTGGTAACCACTACAACAAGGAGTGGTGCCTCCCGCTGGAGACGCACCCGAAGCTGGCTGACATGCTGGTCAACCGCGTCAAGGCGCCGACCAAGAACCGTCACTTCGTGGCCAGCGCCGATGCCATCACTGGCGTTGCGCCGAATGCGGGGGAGTACAACATCACCACCGCCGACGTGCTGGACGTGGATGTGGTCGACTCCATCGCCACCTACATGGACCAGATCGAGCTGCCGCCGCCGCCCGTGAAGTTCGAGGGCGACGAGGCCGCCGAGGATTCGCCGATCCGCGTCCTGCTGTGCTCGCCGGCCCAGTACAACAGCTTCGCCAAGCAGGAGAAGTTCCGTAGTTGGCAGGCTGCTGCACTGGCGCGCGCGTCGAACGCCAAGCAGCACCCGATCTTCCGCGTCGATGCGGGCCTGTGGTCCAACACCCTCATCATCAAGATGCCGAAGCCGATCCGCTTCTACGCGGGCGACACCATCAAGTATTGCGCCGCATACAACTCGGAAGCTGAGTCGAGCGCCGTGGTGCCGGATAGCTTCGGCAATCAGTACGCGGTGGACCGCGCCCTGCTGCTGGGCGGCCAGGCTCTGGCGCAAGCCTGGGCGGCTTCCGAGCACTCCGGCATGCCGTTCTTCTGGTCCGAGAAGGACATGGACCACGGCGACAAGCTGGAACTGCTGATCGGCGCGATCCTCGGCTGCTCCAAGATTCGTTTCGCCGTCGAGGCGACCAACGGCTTGGAGTACACCGACCACGGCGTGATGGCGATCGACACCGCCGTCAAGATCATCGGCCCCCGCAAGTAAGCGACAAGGGTCGGTGATCCCGGCCCTTTCCTTCGTCCAGATTGAAAGGAGGCCCGTTATGGCCCAGTACAAGACCATCCCGCTCGGCGGCCAGTTCGGCGGTTTCACGCCGTATGGCAACCTGACCACCCTGCGTTACCAGCTCGCGACCAACGCGGCCGGCGTTCTGCTCAACAGCAGTGCCGCCGCCGCGCTGGCGGTGGGCGACGTCGTGGCGTTCGAGTTCCCGTTGCCCGCCGGCTTCGTCGCCGAAGACCTGCAACTGGTGATTTCCGACCACTTCGGTGCCGGCGTGACCGCTGACGTGGGCTTTGCCTACGCCGACGGCGTGGACGACGCGACCTATCCGCAGGACGCCGCATATTTCGGCGCTGGCCTGCTGCTGTCGGCCGCTGCGCGCCTGCGCACCAGTTCCAGCAAGGCGCTGTTCGCGCTGCCCAAGGACGCCAACCTGGTTATCACCATCAAAGGCGCTGCCGTCGCGGAGGCGGGCAAGCTCCAGGTGATCGTCCACGGCGAGCGCCTCGGCGCAGTCTAAGCGCCGCCGCCCCACGAAGGGCCGGCCTGTGCTGGCCCTTCTGTCACGCAGGAGTAGGACATTCATGAAACCCATCCTCATCGCCACCATCGCCCACGCGATCAATTCCGCCTACTGCCTCGCCATCGGCGACAAGGTGGCGCCACCGTTCGCCGAGTGCCCGGAAGACATGCAGCGCGGCATCCTGGCCGGCGTGCAACTCCACCTGGACAACCCACACACCACCCCCGAGCAGTCCCATGAGTCCTGGCTGGCGGACAAGCTGGCCAACGGCTGGGTCCATGGCGAGGTCAAGGACTTCGAGGCGAAGACGCACCCGTGCTGCGTTCCCTACGCCGAGTTGCCCGAGTCGCAGAAGGTCAAGGACTACCTGTTCCGCGCCGTGGTTCATGCACTCAAGGACATCCCGGACGCTGGGAGCCAGGACGCCGACGCGCGCGTGGCTGAGTTGCAAGACCAACTCAACGAGGTGCTAGGCAAGAATGCGGCCCTGGTGGCGCAGATTGCGAGCGACGGCGTGCCCATGCTGGATAACGGCGTGCCCATCAAGTACATCGGCCCGCGGGAAAGCTTCACCGACCGTCTGTATAGCTCGGGGCTGATGTTCACCCAAGGGCAGGTGCGTAGCGTGCCCGGCGACCTGGCGCGTCGATTCCTCAACCATCGCGACCTGTTCGAGCGCTCCACCGGCCCCGCACCGGCCGGCGACGACACCAAGCAGGTGATCGCGCAGGCCCAGCAGGAGCAGAAGGAGCGCACTCGCAAGGAGGAAGACCTATCGGCCCTGCACCGGGAGGTGGACAACTTCGCCGACTTCACCAGCCTGGCGGCATTCGCCAAGGACCGCTACGGACTGAACTTGGTCAAGCAGCACGGCTTGGCGCGCTCCCGTGATGCCGTCCACGCACGCATCGACCAGTTCGGTGGCGCGGTATGACGCTGGCCGACCTGATCCGCCGAGTTCGCACGGACGCGAATGACATGGTGGAGCCGTATTTCTGGTCGGACCAGGACGTGGCCGACTGGCTCAACGACGCAGTGCGCGAAGCCGCCGTGCGCGGCAGGCTGATCCACGAGAGCCAGGCCGACGCCGTCTGCCGCATCGAGGTGGTCGCCGGAACTGCCGTCTACCAGTTGCATGCGTCGCTATACGAACTGTCGCACCTTGGCTTCTACCCGGCCGATATGTCGCGCCCGACCATGCCGGTGCTGAAGTCGGCCGAGGTGCTTGATGCGGAGAGGCCCGGCTGGCGCGCCTGCACCGGCAAGCCGCTGTACGCAATCCAGCACGACACCACGCTGCGCCTGGCTCCGACCCCTGACCGCGCCGGTATCTTGCGTCTTGAAGGCTACCGCACGCCCCTGGCGGACATGACGCTGACCGACAAGGACACCGTGCAGCCGGAGATACACCCCGAACACCACCGGCACCTGGTCCAGTGGGCGCTGCATCGCGGATTCAGCATCCCCGACATGGAATCGTTTGACCCGAGCCGCGCCGCACTGGCCGAGGATGCCTTCACGGCCTACTTCGGCCAGCGGCCCGACTCCGACCTGCGGCGCATCACCCGTGAGGACGTTCCTCACCATGTAGAGGCATTCTGGCCATGAGCAAGAAGATGAGCGTGGACCTGAAGGTCGGAGAGGTACTGCTGATCGATGGTACTGCCATCCGCCTGGAGAAGAAGTCCGGGCAGGTGGCGCGCCTGCAGATCTCGGCCGACGAAGGCACCGTTATTCAAAACCCCGCAGCAGCGCGCAGGAGTGCGCTCCAAGACCTGGAGCACACCCCTGATGGCAAATACCCTCTATGACTATGCCCGCCAGCGCTTCCTGGAAGGTCAGTTCAACTGGATGACCGACACGATCAAGGTGATCCTGGTCGATACCGGCGCCTACACGCCGCAGACTGCGATCCACCAGTACCTGTCGGATATCCCGTCGTCGTCCCGGATCGCTGGTCCGGTCACTCTCACCGCGAAGACCACCACTGGCGGCGCCGCCGACGGTGCGGATGTGACGTTCACCAGTGTGTCCGGCGCGAGCATCGAGGCAATCATTATCTACAAGGACACCGGTACCGAGTCCACCAGCCCGCTGATTGCATTCATCGACACGGCTACCGGCCTGCCGATCACCCCCAACGGCGGCGACATCATCGTCACCTGGGATAACGGCACCAACAAAATCTTCAAGGTCTGAGCGCCTGCGCGCAGGAGTGCGAAATGCAAGGGCATCAACACCCGCACGAGAAGAACGCCGACTGTCATTGCGTGGCATGCCGGCCGCTTGAACGCCCCTGTGATTGTGAGGGCTGCATGAGGCTGATGAGTGGCTCGGGCAAGCCGCCAGCGCAGGGTATCGGTGTCAAGGGTATCGAGCCCAGGCCCATTGAACTGACGCCGAGCCAGGAAATGTACGTCAACTGGAAGGCTGTAGGCGCCTTGCCTCCGTTCCAGATGTTCGTTCACGAGCAGGCTCCATGTCCGCCCGACCGCTGCCAGCAACAGTGGGCTATCGACTACGGTGTGCGCTACGGCGCCCAGGTCGGAGACAGGGTGCTGCTGGAGCGCTATGCCCAGTGGCACCAGGCGAAAGGCTACTGGCCAGACGAAACGATCCTCGGTCAACCGGTTGAAGGAGCGAATTAATGGCCGACACCATCGACCTGGACGGCGAAAAATTCGTCTCTCCATCATTCGTCACCAGTGCGACATCGCTCGACGACATCTATACCGCCTGGGTGGCCGACTTCCAAGGCCCAACGACGGCCTATAACCCTAGCTGGCCGAGCACCGATGATAGTGCGACGCTGCTACCAATCCCGCCGTTGTGGACCGGCGGCGCCGATAGGTTGGTTGTTTCTACCGAGTGCGGTGTGGAGATTGTCCCCTACCAGTTCACCTCGGCCAGTACGCACTACTCACAGGCGATCGCAGGAGTTAGCCGGTACTACTCGATCAACTGCGGGCTGCGCCTGGCGATTATCTTCCACCCGACTGGTGTCGACTCAGGTATTACCAGCTTTTCGGGCAACTACAACGCCGACCTGGCGCTATTTCGCGGCACGCATAACCGATCCAGTGAAAACGTTCAATTCGTGGCGCGTGTCGTTCCGGGCAGGCAAATCGATGTGGCCATCAAGAACACCGCCCAAACTGCTGGACTCCCCATCAAGCTGGTGGTCCTCAACGGCACCACTGTGGTGTCTTCCTCCGACCTGACTACGATCGTTCAGGGTGGTGTCACACTGGTGACATGTTCCATCTACGGTGGAACCGTCTCGGGCACCGTCGTGGACCAGGCTGGCCAGCCTGCTACCCGCATCGTCCATGTTCACGAGCGCGAAACAGGGTCGGTGATTGGTAGAGGACGCAGCGACTCATCAGGTCTGTTCGAAATTCCGGTCATCGCGAAGGTGGGTACCACCATGTACGTGGTCGGCCTGGACGATGAGAACTCGCCGCTGATCAATGCTGTGATCGCCGATCGCATCGTGCTGGAGTAGCTATGACCACGGGCGTAGAGCTGCGTTTTGACGCAGTACCCAGCGGCTACGTCCCCTCCAGCAGTCGCAACGTCACGCTGGGTGGCGGCCCGCCGGCGAACCTTCCCGAAGGAACCATCGGAGCTTGGGGCATTCAGCCACCGCTCCTCTCGCGCGATGCCCGGGTAGTGCGGACAATCCTTCCGGACCCGCACGCATCGGCGGATCTCGACTTCTCTACCGTTGACCCCGCCTACGTGCCGCCAGCGTCCAATGCTGTGCTGCTTCAGTGGGGTGAGTTGCCGCCGGTAGAGGGCCAAACGGTTTTCCCGGGCGGATTCAGCGATTCCATGGTACCGCCACCGGCGATCCGTACTCAGTATCGCTTTGTGTTGCCTGTAGGGTCGTCGCACCAAGTGTTCGGCGCCGCCAAGGCTTGGAAGTACAGCACGTTCGTTTCGGCCTACGGCTTCAATTCGAACGTCATCGGATCCCACAACGCACAGAACAAGCACCGAACGGTTCAGCCGACCGGATTTGTCGCCTACCAAAGCGGGCAGGCGAACATCATCAACCGAAACCGCTATGTGGCGGCCGGCAACATTGCGCCGCCGCCGTGGGGCGCGAATCCCACGGTTTGGCTGTACACCCGCTACCTGAAGCCTGGCGGCCTACTGGCGACCGCGATCCCGGATGTCCACCGCATCAGCCACGAACGCCAGTTCGTGCAGCTCAATGCTGGTGTTCCAGCGCCAGGCATGGGGACGGCATGGGTCAGTCAGGGAACGCGCGTTCTGGAGCCCATTGGCACGTTTCTGGATGCCGTGGCCAGACCTATGGTCGGCGGCACGCGCTTCTTGGAGCCGCCAGGCTGGGATTCCTCGGCATTCGGCACGCGGATCATTCCCGAGTCGCAGACGGTCGCGCCTCAAGGCTTCGCCGAGTTGTGGGGGCAGCAGGCGATCAACAACTGGCTCACCTTTGCCGAGCCGGCCGGATTCCAGAGCACCGTCCAGGAAGAATACCGCTGGGGCCGCGCAGACGTGTGGAACCTGCGCCAGTACGTGGTCCAGGAGTACGACCCGGACAGCGAGTTGAACCCGCCACCCTGGTCGCAGTGGACGCTGGTGGAGAACCGAAACCGTCAAGTGGGCACCATCGGCATGCCTTCGCCGCCAGCCGGCTTCCCGCAGATCGACAACAATGCCAGGCCGATCCTGCCAGGCGGCGTGGCGCCGCCGCAGATCACCACCGCAGCCATGATTGCCTACGGCCGCCGTTACCTGCCGCTGGAAGGCATCGAACCGCCGCCGATCCTGAATTGGCATGCCGTCTACAACGGCGCGAGGGTGTTGGTGTCGACCGGGAATGCGCAAAGCGCTTTCGGTGTTGCGAGACTGGAGAACACGCGGCGTTACTTCGACCGCATCGGCGGCTTCGACTCGGCGGATATCGGCATCGCGTTCATCGATTTCGCCATTCGCGGTATCAGCATCGAGCCGCGCTACAGCATCGAGCCGCCGGATATCAAGTTGCCCGAGGTCAAGCTGTACACGCGCTATGTCGATCCGGCAAGCAACGACATGCTGAACATGGGCCTGGCGGCTCTGTCGATCCACTTCAACGCGATCGGGCCGAGGTGGGCGCACAAAGACCTGTTCGGCGATCCGCGCATCCACAACGTGACGCCGGAGGTCGCGACCTTCGGGGCGAACGCCGAGGAATTCGGTTCGGCCTTCGTGCGCCTGCAATGGCGTCCGGTGGCGCCGGACGGCAGCAACATGCAGTTGTTCGGCCAGGCAAAGATCGCCGACCGCAAGCAGACCATCACGGTTCCAGGCACCAACCTGCTCAGGATGGGCGACAAGCTGGTGGTGACCAAGACCGGCGCACCGCCGTACTCGCCGCAGAACATCGTGGTGGATCGGGCGGTCAACACCGGCGCGGTGCTCGGAAAGCCCGGGCTTAATCAATACGTGCTGTACGCGGTAGGCGTCCGGGCGGCGGAAGTTGGGGAGCCAACGGTACGCATCATGGGCGTGAACATCGACGCTGGCATCAAGGTGGACGGCTACGGCATGCCAGCCGTGAGCTTGAAGCTGCGCAAGCTGACGGTGGACGAGTGGCCCGATGCTGAAGTGTTCCAGCCATCCAAGCCGCGCATCACGCCGCACACCATCTGGGCGGTGAAGGAGGCACCCGAGCAGGCTAAGCAGAACCATCCAGCCGGTAACCTGCACTATGTAGGGGAAACGCTGGTTTATCCTCCGGGCGAGCGGTTCGGCTCGGCGCGCATCAGCACCTACTTGGGCATCCTCAAGCCATTCCCGCTGGGCGACGTGTCGAAGGTGGGTGAGCACGCGATCTACCTGAAACGTCGCTACCTAGAGCCGCGGGGTCTGCAGGCGTATCGCATGGGGTGGGCGATCGTGGGTGATGGCACCCAGTTCGTGACGCAGTTCGCCGGTGCTGATTCGATGTCACTGGGGGCGCCTGCTGTAGCCCGTGGCCCCTACTACGGCCCGCAAACGGTTCGGCCTGCTGGTCTGCTGGCCCCTGGCCCAGGTGGGGCGACATGGGTATCGCTGCTGGATCGTCGACTCCAGATGACCGGACTCTCGTCGCTGGCTATGGGGTATTCGCGTGGAGAGGGTCCGTACCAGTGGCAGTCGCTGCATGTTGGGCCGCCGATGCCGACCATTCCAAGCGGTACCGACACATCAGTGTTCGGCACAGCCTGGGTTTCGCTGCGGGTACGAGGGGTTGAGCCGGACGGCTGGGAGTCGTTCATCTGCGAATACGACCCGTCGCACTTCGCGGATCGCATGCGAGTCCGCAACGTCTTCATCCCACCGGGTCCAAATGCCCAGTCCGTGGCACCTGTAGGGTTGGATTCAGTGGATGTGGGCGTGCCCAATGTGCGGCCAGGTGTCCACTACATCCGCCCTGACGGCAACGCCGATCAGTACCGCAAAGGAGCCTTCTGATGGCCACGACTTCCCTGGTGCCGCTGGCCGGCATCAACAACGTCGCCGAAGATGCCGCGCTGCAACGCGGCGGCGAGAGCCCGAGGCTCTATGTGCGTGACGCGGTGAACATAGACCTGTCGCCGGCCGGCAAGGCGCAACTGCGGGCCTCTGCGCGCCAGGTCACGGACCAGCCGTTCCGCCAACTCTGGCAAAGCCCACTGCACGGCGACGCCTTCGGCGCCCTGGGCGACCAGTGGGGAAAGGTCGATCCGCATTCATGGACGTTCGAGCCGCTCGCACAGATCGGCGAAGGGGACCTGTCCCACGAGGTGCTGAACAATCGGGTGTGCGTCGCCGGAACGGCGGGCATCTTCACCTACGATGGCGCGAAGGCCGAGCGCTTGACGCTGGACACCCCGGCGCCGCCGCTGCTGGTGGCAGGCGCCGGATCGTTGAGTCAAGGCACCTACGGCGCGGCTGTGGCGTGGCTGCGCGGCCCCCAAGAGTCGGCGCCGTCGCTGATCGCCTTCGCGGACGTGACCGATGCCGGCGCGCTGGAAGTCACCTTTCCGCTGTGCCTGGATGCCAGCGTTACCGGCGCGCGCCTCTACCTGACGCGAGCGAATGGCGGCGAGCTGCTGTTGGCCGGCGACTACCCGCTGGGCGCGGCCACGCTCATCCTGCCGACGCTACCGGAGCTGGGTCGACCGGCGCAGTTCCGCCACCTGTCGCCCATGCCCACCGGCAAGTACCTGGCGTACTGGCGCGGGCGCCTGCTGACCGCGCGCGCTAACGTGCTGCGATTCTCCGAAGCGCTGACGTACCACCTGCATGATGAGCGTTACGGGTTCGTGCAGATGCCCCAGCGCATTACCTTCCTGCAGCCGGTGGACGGCGGGATCTGGGTGGGGCAGGTTGATCACGTCGCCTTTCTCGATGGTATCGACCCGGCAAGCCTGAGCGTGTCGCGCCGTGCATCGCGGGCTCCGGTGCCTGGTAGTGCGATCCTGGTCCCCGCCGAGGCGGTAGGCACCAACGCATCACCGGATGGCTCGCCGGTCGCCGTGTGGCTGGCGGAGAACGGCTACGTCATGGGCACCAGCAGTGGCGCCATCGCCGAAGTTCATGCAGGCGTGCTCACCGGTATCACCGGCCGTGCCGGTACCTCTGTAGTGTTCGACCGCCGTCTGCTGACGGCTGTAAGCTGAATCACCCCGAATATCGGGCCTTCAATCGCTGCGCAGGAGTGCGGCATGGGACTTCGGAGAGAACCCTATGCAACGCATTAGCAGCGCTCTGCGCAAAGAACTGGCCGCCGACCTGGCCACTGGTAGCTTCGACATCACCGAAAACGGCATTGCCTTCCCGCGGCTCAGCGTACTGGCCGGTGGCGAATACTTCGGCCGCATCAACAGCGGCGAGTGGGAGAAGGAAGGTGACAACCTGATCCCCACCGAGGGCCTGGCGCACATCCTCAACATTGCGCTGGGCAGCAAGCCCAAGGTGTCGTATTTCCTGGCCCTGTTCGCCGGGACGGCAGCACCTGCTGCCAACTGGACCGCCGCCAACTTCGCCGCGGTGGCCTCGGAGATCACCAGCATGACCGAGGGTTACACCAGCGCTACCCGCCCAGCCTGGACGCCAACCGATACCGCTACCGGTTCCATCGACAACATGAACGCGGTCGCGACCGTAACCATCGCCACGGCGTCGCAACTCAACGTCAACGGCGCCGCGTTGCTGACCAACAGCACCAAGGGTGGCACCACGGGTGCGCTGGTATCGGCGTCGAAGTACGCGGCGACTCGTGTGTTCCAGAACGGCGATACCTACGATATCGGCTACCGGCTGAACCTGACCGTCTAAGCCGATGTATTCGCCGCGCCCCTACGGACGTTTCGCGGAAGACGCGGAACTCTCCGCCGCCGATGCCGCCGCTGTCGAGCGGCTGGCCAGGAACCTGACGAACTTCAAGCAGGCGTCTGACCTCGCCAACCTGAAGCGCGTTGCGGACCTGCCCAGCGGCCGGCAGGCGGTGGCCATCGACATGGGCGGAGTGTTTCGCATCCTGGTGCTCGAGCAGCATGAGCTTCCGCAATTCCGTTTCGACGGGGTGGCACAGACCAACATCCCCATGCTGTTCTCCGGCGTCATCACCCGCGCCCAGGTGCTGACCGATGGGCAGGGCGTTGGCATAAGGTTGACCGAGCAGGCCCGGCGCCGGCTGGTGGCCTACGACCCGAAAGCGGCGCTTCCGCCGAAGGACGTGGCGTTGCAACGCTTCGTCATCAAGTACGAACCTCGTTTCCAATACTTCGAGCCGCGCGAGCAGGGCATCTACACATTCACTCAGTACGTCAAGCAGCGCCCGACCTGGTACAGCGGCGCCATGGCCGAGGTCATGCAGGTGGCTGGCGGATATGGGCGGCAGGTCATGGCCGAACTGCCAGAGGACGACCTTGAGCGCGCAAGGATGCTGATTCCTGAGCGCTACATGCACCGCATCCGCCAGGAAGTCGGCAACGTTCGGCTGCCGGCCTACACAGGCTTTCCGGACGAGCAAGGCCAGTTCAAATGTGACTACCTCGCCAGCCGCTGCAACGCCGTCGCTTTCGATGCCGGCAACAGTCCGTGGTTGCTGCAGATCAATGCGCGGGGCGTCTACGCGATGCCGCTTCCTGTGGTGCCGGCCACCACCACCGAGGCTTTCCGTGACTACGTGCTGGATGTTGGTGACGACGAGCTGCTGAAGCTTCTGGACCGCTTCGGCGGCATGCCTACTGGTGAGGGGTTCCCACAGCCGGAACAGGAGTTCGAGGCGTGGCGCCGGGCCGGCGTCATCGTCAAGGTCTGCGACACCGCCGACTTCTACAATTTCGAGGCCATGTACGCGGCGTGTGGCTGGGCGGTGAACAGCCGAGGCACCGAGGGCTTCAACACCTGCTGGACCTATGACGACGCCGGCCTGATGCAGGTCCATGCGTACAAGATGAGTCTGTCGCTGGCCCCGGCGGAGAACCAGGGGCGACTGAAGAACACCTGGAATTTCGATGATCCAGACGATGCAGCGAAACTCAACGCCTACCTGGCCCAGGTCTATGGCGCGCTGACCGATGGCACCGCCAGAGAACTGGCCATCAAGTATAAGATTCGGCGGGTGCCGGCTGGTGAGATTCTCTCGCGCGCCTCTTCGGCCAGCGGCCCGGATCTGGACTACTGGGACAGCCTGGAACTACCTCCCATCGCCACCCACCAGGGCCGAGTGTCGCGCGTCGCCAGTGGCCCTTTCTACTGGCCGTCCAAGGTCTTGAAGTCCTGCACCCGCCTGAAGTTCCCCGAACTGACGGGGCAGGGGTGCGAGTCCTTCCCGCACATCTCGCCCGACTATTCCGGCGGCGCAGTGAAGTGCGACACCATAGTCTTCGGCTGCTATGTCGAGGACCAATTGCGTGTCATCAAGTATTTCTACGACGAACGCAAGTTCCAGCAGGAAACGACAAGTACGTTCGAGCAGTACATGATCGTCGGCCAGTGGGAGAAGACCGAGACCTTCGGCCTCAGCGGGCTGATGGGGTTCTTCTACACGACCGACTTCGACGATCGGCAGGAGCAGCCGGCGGTAACGGTTCATACCAACATCGTCGGCACCGATATGGGCTACGGCAACCCGGCTTACTCCACTCCGCCGACGCTTTGGTGCGTCGGCGGCGTGAGCCGGTCCAGGTATTACATGCACCGCACCACGGTAGACACTACCGAGACGTTTACCCTGGACGTGGCGGCGCTGGTGCCGGTGTTCGAGCGCGATTGCATGCTCTACGCCTACCAGGACCATACCGGGGGACGCAGTTCCCACGAGGAAACGACGCAGGGCTCTGTGCCTGATCCAACGTCCTACGAACTCTGGTGCTACGACGACATCTGGCACTGGATGGGGCAGACGCGGAACGGGAACCGGGGCGACCCGCCATCCAAGGATGGGGTGCCTGTCTATGTCGACACGCTGGTCTACAGCCCCACCGAAATCAGCGACTTCGCCGAGAGTGGCAACTGGCTGAACCTGCCACCTGGCGGGTTTCTGGATGTCACGGGCATCTGTGGGCCGTACACCTACCGCAACTCCGTCCACAACGCCAACGGCGTCATCATCGGCGGCGAGGCGCCAGGCTTCGATCCGTACCGGAAGGACACCCAGTACCCCAACGAGAGTAGCGGGCGCCTGAGTGTGTGCCTGTCCGTGGCCGGCGCTGTTCAGGTCAACAAGGACATGCCGCACTCGTGGTACTGGGGCTTCTCGCCCGAGAACGACTTTTACTTCTACCGCGACGCCGTGCATGTCGCCATCGGCGACGCCCGGTACGCCAGCATCTACGAGACGGGCCAGGATGGACTGCGCCGCCGCTGGGGGCATACCGCACTTGCCGATCACAAGGCGGCCCACCACTTCATAGGGGTTATCAATGAGTGACTACCGCGACGATTCCAACGACACGGCGGTAATCAGCGACTCGGCCTGGATCGGCCTGACCGCGATCAGCGAGGGAACCGCCAGGATCAGCGAGACGGTGCTGTTCGGCCTGCTGGTGCTGCATACCGACACCGCGGTGGCTTCCGACGAGGCAATTGACCGTCCGGGGCACTTGCTGGCGGACCAGGCACACGCCAGCGACGAGGTGACCGACCAGTTGCGCGCCAGGGTGCTGGTGGTTGAAACGGCTACGGCGGGTGATCGCGTCACCGGCACGCTGCGCGTGCTGCATACCGATGGTGCAGTGGTCTCCGATGCCGTGATAGAGCGCGTTCGCAGCCTGGCCGTGGACAACGCCCACCTGAGCGACGAGGCGCTGGGCACCCGCCACACCTTCACGCTGGTGGTCGATTCCGCGCGCATCAGCGACAGCACGGGCCAGGCCGCTGCCGCGCTGTTCGAAGACAGCGCCCTGGCGAGCGACGAGGCTTTCGGCAGGCTGCATGCTCGCGTGTTGCTGACGGACACCGCCGCGCTATCCGACGAGGTGCTGGACGCCCATCAGGCCGTCCAGGAACTGCTGGTTGATGGCGCCCGCGTCGCCGCCATGGTACTGGACCACCTGGCCGCACGTGACCTAGTGACGGACTTCGCTCTGGTCGATGGCGAACCCGTGGGCGGCGAGCAGGACGGCGGCCTGGCTTGGACGGCCAACGTCGATAGCTGGGCCATGAGCCGCTATGCCCCGTACACCTTCAGCTCGCTGGCAGTGATCGACGGCAAGGTCTACGGTATCGCTGCGGATGGCGTCTATGCCCTGGAAGGCGGCAGCGACGCCGTGGCGGGCAGCATCACCACCGGAAAGTTGGACCTGGGGCAGGGCGCACTAGTGCATCCGCATACCGCCTACTTGGAATACGACCTGGCCGCCGGCGGCCAGGTCACCATGGACGTGACCACCACGCAAAGCGGCGCCGCCGCGACCTACAGCTACCCGCTAGAGAGCGAGCCCGCCGCCGAACTGACTAACGGCCGGTTCAAGTTCGGCCGCGGCCTGCGCGGCAGGCACTTCGCCTTCACGCTGCGCCTGACGGGCCAGCGCGCCTACATCAACGACTTGAGCGTCGAATCGGCGCCGACCAACAGGAGAGTGTGAATGGGTATCGCACCGGATAGCATCCTTGGCGTAGCGGTGGACACCGTTACGGACAAGATGAACGATCTTGAGGCGCTGGGCAGCAAGTACAGCGCAGAACTGTCCGCCGCGCTGGCGAAGATCGGCGACATCACGGTGGCTGACGTGCCGGCACCGACGCGGCCGGATGCGCCTATCGCTTCGCCGCCGCCCGTCAACCTGGGCGAGCAGCCGACCTACAACCCGTCTTCGCTGGTCAAGCCGGAAGCCCCTGGCGGCCTGAACATCGACGACCTGCTGGCCGACCTGGACGTGGGCGACATGGACGACCTGCCCGACGCGCCGACCATGATCCCGATCAACATCCCGGACGCGCCGAGCATGACGGCCATCCCGGTGCCGGAACGCCCGGACATCGACACCACGGTGGAGATTCCCGACGCGCCGCAGATCGCCATGCCGGACATGGAAGCGCTGGAACAGATCCGCCTGCCGGAATTCGTGTTCCCCGAGTTGCCCACGTTCGATGCCACGCCGCCGGACGCGAGCGGGATCACGGTGCCCAACGTCTTCATCAACTGGCTGGAACCGGAGTACCAGTCCGAGGTGCTGGACGAGTTGCAAGCGAAGATCAAGGAACTGATGGCGGGCGGCACCGGCCTGCCTGTACCCATCGAGCAGGCGCTGTTCGCCCGCTCCCGCGAGCGCGACAGCGGTGAAACCACCCGCGCCGTGCAGGAGGCGGTTGATACCTGGGCCGCCCGTAACTTCTCCATGCCGCCGGGGATGCTCGCCAGGCAGGTGGACGTGGTGCGCGAGCAGGGCCGGCTGAAAGCGGCCGAGCTGAACCGCGACATCCTAGTTCAGGCGGCCACCTGGGAAATCGAGAACCTGCGCTTCGCCGTGCAGCAGGGCCTGGCCCTCGAGCAGTTGACCGAGAACATGCACCAGAACATGGCGCAGCGCCTGTTCGAAGTCGCCCGCTTTCACGCGGAAAGCCAGATCAACGTGTTCAACGCGCAGATCAGCCTATTCAACGCGCAGAACGCGGCCTTCGAGACGCTGGCGCAGGTCTACCGTACCAAGCTGGACGCGGCCATTTCCAAGCTGACCGCCTACAAGACCGCCGTGGAGGGCCAGGTGGCGCTGGGGCAGATCAACCAGCAGCGCGTCGAGGTGTTTAAGGCCAAGCTGGACGCCGTACAGTCGAGCGTCGAGGTCTACAAGGCGCTGATGCAGGGCGCTTCAGTGCGCGCCGAGACGATCAAGAACCAGTTCGATGCCTACCGCGCAGACGTGCAGGCGTATGCCGAGCAGATTGGCGCCGAGAAGGTCAAGTTCGACGCCTACGAGGCCCGCGTCAAGGGCGAGTCGGCCAAGGCGGATGTGCTCGATGCGCAGGCCCGTGCCTACGCTTCAACCATCCAGGGGCTGGCGAACAAGGCCGATGTCAAGGTCAAGGGAGCGCAGATCAGGATGGAAGCGGCGCGCACCAAGGTGTCGAAGTTCTTGGCCGACGTGGACGCCTACAAGGCCACCCTGCAGGCCAACCTGAGCGAGGTGCAGTACAACACGTCGGTGTTCCAGGCCCAAGTAGAAGCCTGGCGCGCAGCGGCCAGTGCCAACGTGGCCGACGCCGAAATGCAATCTCGCTTTGCCGACATGAACAGTCGGACCAACATCGCTTACGCGGAAATGCAGATCAGCGAGTACACCGCGAAGATGCAGAACGCTGTACAGCAGGCGCAGATCGCACTGGAGGCAGCCAAGGCCTTGGGGCAGTACACCGCCCAGCTCGCGGCCGGCGCTATGTCGGCGGCACATGTATCGGCCAGCATAAGTGGCTCTGGAAGTGCTAGTACAGGTGAAACAAAATCCGAAACAACTTCGACTTCTTATAATTATAATTATTGATTATGTGGATCACGGAACATGGAGGTTTCGTATTCTAAGGCTGGTTGTCTTTTTGAAGGTTTCGATATTCTTCCCAAGGTTTTTTTTCTTCGTCATACAGCTTGCTGCATGCAATGAATATCATGCGGCCAGCTAAGTTGCTCGGTGTCTCCTTTCCTATTGCCATCATGCAATCTCTGCCTGACTTGTAGCCAAATAATCCTCTCCCAGACCCTTGTTCAACCTCTAAGAGTGCATTTGGGTATTGGCCTGCGCAAAGACTTATCACCACCCGGGCAGTCTGATCGTTTTGCACTTCTGGCATTTTATCCAAAATGCATGTTGCATAGTCTCCTGCTATTGAAGAGGTGGAGATAATTGTCAGTAGGAACAATAGATTTCTCACAAGTACTTTTCTCCGGTTGTGCGCCCGGAATATATAGCTTTTGGTTCATTGGCGGAAAGTGGATACGCCATAGCCCCCTGTAGGGTTCGTCCAAAAATGAGACGAGCAGCAAGATTGAATCTGTATCCAAGCCGTTTTAGAGGCATCCCATGTACGGATTCAAGAAGGGCGCCAAGCCCAAGCAACGATTTGCAGATGGTGGGCGGGTGCGTGGTCCAGGCTCTGGCACCTCAGACGACATCGACACCGAGGTGCCTGCGGGCAGCTACATCATGCCGGCCGACTCGACCGAGCAGATTGGGGAAGCGGCGTTGCAGGGTATGGGGGCGCCGGTCCCGGTCAGCCTGAGTAACGGCGAGTACCAAATGCCTCCCGAGCAGGTTCACGCCGTTGGCGTGCAGGCGCTGGACGCTGTGAAGAATGCCACTCATGTGCCGGTAGCCCAGCAGGCAAAAGGGTTCTCTCCGCGTAAAAGGGGAGGGAATGGCGCCGAGAAGCCAGAATTGTTCTTCGCCGACGGCGGGGTTGTTGATGAAGAGCGTAAAAAGCAGACCCGTTTCGACATCACCAACACGCCCGCCGCCCAGCGTGCTGCTGGCGTTGTGCCGGAGGCATCGGCTCCCGTAGCCACCAGCGGCTACAGTGCAGACCCCACCATGGCAAGGGCGCAGGCCAATATCGATGCTGAACGGCAAGCAATGGCTGTGCATCGGCAGCGCACTGCTGATGCCGCGAATCTTCAGCCAGGAGTGGCGCCTGGCTACAGCGACAACCTCTATACCGCCAACGCCCAGGCACGTTCGGATGCAGCTCGGCAGCAACAGGCTGTGGCGCAGTCCGGTGCGCTGCCAGATGCGCCGTCGGCGCAAGGCTTCGCGCCCTCGCGACAAGGTAATGACCCGGCCAGAGCTGCAAGGATGCAGGCTCAGTTTGATCAACCGGTAACGGGCCCTGATCGATCTAAAGCTGCTGGTTTCACTCCGCAGTACCGCACCGAGGGACCAGGCTGGCGAACCGATTCGGTTCTTCGCGGGACGGGTGACGACGTAGCGCAGCAGTGGGCATCTGGTGAGTATGCCCGAGGCTTTGGGACTGGCGTGCGTGGGGCGCTTGCGGCGGTTCCGGCAGCATTCGCTGATGCTGGAGAGGATGTCGGTCGATTGGCTGAACCGGTGGTCAACTTCGGTAAAGGGCTATTCGGATGGGATGACACTCCGCCGGCGCTTCGTGGTCAGCAAGCGGCCCAGGGTGCAGCAGCTCCGAGTTCCAGTGCTGTGCCCGGGCGAGGCCAGGTGTTGCCGGCTGCTGGTTCGCCTACCGGAGCGTTGGAGTCGGCGGCGAATACTGGAGCCGCTATGCCAGGCGCCGGTGGCTCGGACCTGCCCAACAACGTGACGCGGGTGGGCAACAGCTTCTCCGGCACAACAATCCGCCCGGGCTACACCGTTAACGGGGAAGCTCAAGCTGCCGGGTTCACCCCAGGTGGTCAGCGGAGTGCTCAAAACCAGCGCGCAGTGGAGAACCTGCTGGCCCGAACGCCTGATGTGGGTATGGGGTTCAGTCCGAGTACTGTTTCTCAGGTACCGCCGATGACCCCGGACGCGCTGGCTCAGTACAACGCCGGTAACTCCAGCGCGCCTCGAGTAACCGTGGTTCCCGATAGCTCTCGGGCCGATAGCGTTCGCCAGGCCGCCTTGAATGCAGCCTCAACACCTTATCGCGGTTCGCCGAACGGGCAGTTAACTGCCCGCCAGATCGACAACCTGTTCGGGCTCCAGCAGAGCGATGACCGCAATGCTACGTCCTTGGCGAGCACTCGGGCGAATAACGACACGGCCTTGGCGCGAGAGCAGGTGCAGCAGCAGGGCGCCAATCAGCGCGCTGCTCTACAGGAAATGGGGCAGGGCGCGCGCTTCCTCGCCTCCAACGAACTCGATCGCCAACGCCTGGCTGGTGAGCAAGAGGCCAGGGGTTTCCAAACCCGCGCCGCCCAGCGCATCGAGAAGCTGTACGAGCAGTACGACAAGGCTGCTCCCGAAGACCGCGCCGCGATCGCCGAACAGATTCGTGTGCTTGCCGGTAAGGACGCTCCGAATCGCTTCACCGTGGTACCTGGCGGCCAGGAGTACGACCCGCAGTCCATGCAACTTCTGACGCGCCCTGCACGAGTACTCAACAACCAGACCGGACAATTTATCGACCAGCAAACGCAGTCGGCGCAACCCGTCGCTCCGCGAACTGGTGAGGTGCGAAGTGGATACCGGTTCAAGGGAGGGAACCCTGCCGACCAGAATAATTGGGAGAAGGTGTAATGGCCGATACCAGCAAGCCATGGGAAGAGTTCGCGTCTCAACAGCCAGTAACTGGTGGCGAGAAGCCGTGGGAGGAGTTCGGTGGCGAGACGAAGGAGGAGGGAAGAGGCCTGATCGGGCATGCGCGCGACCTTGGCCTATCCGTGGCCAAGGGGGTGATTGGGGTTCCGGAAGCGGCTGTTGGCCTCGCTGATATCCCAACAGAGGGCCGCGTAGGTAAGTTCCTCGAGAACCAGGACGGCATGCTCGGCTTCCGGCCCCGGGAGGCGAAGGATTTCCTGAGTGATCTGCACACCGATCAGTACAAACAGCAACAGCAGGACTTTCAGGATGCTGATGGCGTCGTAGACAAGACGCTGCATGCTGTACAGAACCCGTCGATGGTCGTGAACACCGTAGCGGAGTCTTTGCCTTCCATGTTGGCGGGGGGCGCGGTCGGTCGTGGCGTTCGGGCGCTGGCTCCAGCGTTGGCACCTGTGGCAGCCGGCGCGGCTGGCGAAGGGGCGGTTATGGCTGGTCAGCAAGCAGAGCAGATCCGCCAAGAAACTGATGACGGCTTGCTCACTCCGGCGCAGTCGGGAGCTGCGGTGGCCACTGGTGTGTTGGGAAGTCTGTTTTCCCTTGCCGGCGGTAGCTTGGCCAAGAAACTGGGTATCGGTGATGCGGATACCCTCCTCGCTGGTGGTGCCAACCCAGGACAACTGGTCAGCGAGCTGGCGTCCATGCCGGCGAAGAGCATTCCGCGGAAGGTGATAGAGGGCGCAATCTCCGAGGGCTTCCTTGAGGAACTGCCACAGTCCGCATCTGAGCAGGTTCTGCAAAACCTGGCGCTGGGACGGGACTGGGCCAGCGGCCTGGATGAAGCGATGGTAATGGGAACGCTGGCCGGGATGGCCATGGGTGGGCCGGCGGCGGTTCTGCATGGCGGTCAGCCGGCAGCGTCCCGTGGCCTGGCGGATGCGGACGCTACCTTCGAGAGTACCCCGGGCCTTGAGGGGCAGACCGAGACGACTGCGCCACTGGCACTCCCAGCTCCAGTGTATGAGGCTGGTTCTGACGGCCAGGTCCGGACCACGGTCGACCAGAACTCCGCTACCCAGGCACAGCGTCAGCAAGAGGCTGAACGTCTGGACCGAATCCGTCGAGGTGAAGTCACCGATGTGACTCCGGTCCCGGCGGCCCCAAAGCGCTCCGAGCAGATGGGTCTGGACCCGGCTGTTGGGCCACTGTCTGGTGCTGCTGCGCAGGCCGTGGACAGTGGCGCAACTGACCAGATGGTGCAACAAGCCGCGCTCCAGCAGGCAGCCGAGGAGGCGCAGAAGAGCGGCAGGAAAGGTGATCAGGTCAACCCGGAAACCGGTGAGATTACAGCGGAGCAGGGTGATCTGCTGGCATCCGATCCTGTCACCGATCTGCAGGGCCGCCTGGAATTTGTACGCCGGCAAGCCCGTGCCACCGGATGGGACGCGAAGAAAATCGCCGAGCGCGATCGCTTGCAGGAGGAACTGGACAAGCTCGCGCCAGCGCCGGATGCCGGCTACATGCAGCGCGTCGGTGAGCGCGTGAAGCGTATCGAGGCCGCGCAGAGCCCCGATGAAATTGCCGCGATCCTCGCCGAGGATCAGCAGGATGAGCAGCGCCACCAGAACGCCGCTGGCCGGGTGGAGCTAGCCGCCCGCGCTCGCGGCTTCGCCCTGGACCAGGCGGCGCAGCAGCAAGCCCCGACGCCAATCGGCGTGCAGGACGACATCCAGCAGGCCCAAGGCAAGGCTGACGCGCAGCAGGCGCAAGCCGCACAACCGGCTGTATCGCTGGCGCCGGCAGCGGAATCCGTACCGGCAGCACCTGCGACCGAGGCGAAAGCGACCAACCTGAAGGACGCCATTTCGAAGGTACGCCAGGCCAAACAGAAGCCCGAGCAGCCTGCGGCGCTGCAGGCCGTGCGTCGCGGAGAGGTGGGCGGAAAGCTGGGCAGTGGCGAAGTAGTGACCACCAGCAGCGGGCGGCAGACGACGCCTTTCCCGAAGGTCAGCGTGGACACCAACCGCAAGGCGACCGGCACCATCAAGGCCGTGGACCAGTGGCTGATGCAGAATGCACTGGATGAAGCGCGCTCGCGCGGCGACGAGTCCAACGCGCGCCAGTTCGAGGCGAATCTGGAGAAGCCGCAGCGGGCCGATAAGGACGCTGCCGAGGAATACCTGTTCGGCCAACAGCCTGCTGTGCAGCCCCGTGTGCTGAAGCCACTGGTGCCGAAGTCTACCGCCACCGACAACAGCGCAAGCTGGGTCATCCGAAACAAGGAAACCGGTGAGGTGATCGCGGAAACGTTCGACCGTAAGAAGGTTGACGCGCTCAACACCGAGAAATACGAAGCGGTTCCGATCCAGCAGCACCTGGCGAGCCTGAACAAGCCCAAGGTGCCCAGCATCGAAGGCAAGGACATCGGCGAAGGCTGGGCGGAGTTCAGCAAGGAATCGGGCACCGTGGGTATCCCTCGCGCCGACATGCCGCAGATCAAGGCCGAGCACCGCGGCGCGATGGTGAACTTCCTGAGCGCTCGTGGCGTGCAGCATCAGGAAGAGACAGTTCCCGCAGATACCCTCAAACCGACGCAGGCTGAATTCAGCCGCGACAAGGTGGCGAAGGCCAAGGACTTCGAGGGTGGCAACCGCTCCATCTTGGTTTCGCGCGAAGGCAACGTGTTGGATGGGCATCACCAGTGGATGGCCGCCCGCGATAACGGCGAAGAGGTGAGGGTGATCCGCCTGGATGCCCCCATCCGCGACCTGGTGAAACTGGCCCACGAGTTTCCCAGTTCCACCACCGATGCCAGCAGCGGGCAGGGTGCCACGGTTGACGCGAGACAGGTGAGGCCCGAGCCTGAGCCAGCCGCTCCTGATGTGCCGAAGAAGAGGCCGCGCGGCGTGCTGGCAAAGAGGTTCCAGGCTGAGGCCCAGGCCCGCGCCGAATACTTCACCCCCGGCAACGTGGTGCGAGGTTACGGCGCCAACTACGACAGGGTTATCAGCTACAACCCGACCGAATCGGGAAGCTGGACCGTCACGGTGCGCAGTGTACGCAAGGAAGGCGACACCTGGGTGGATGTCCCGGGCGAGAGCGAGCGCACTCACATGACGGCGCCGGATGCGCGCGACATGAAGCGCGGCCCGGCCGGCCGTATCGCAACACAGGGGGCGCCAACCGCCGATGAGTTCGCCTTGA